TACTTGCTATTGCTATTAGGCCCGCGCTCTTGTATTGATTTAGCAAAGCAACCACGCACAAGTGTTTCACCTTGCAAATCTTTATTGCCAAACACGGCAAGATAGCCTTGTATCGTGCGGCCGCTGCCATCAGCTTTGACGGCAAGTTTATAGTTGATAAGGTGCGCAACACCATTGCCATCTACATAACTATCGCTAAGATAATTAATCGGCTTGGCCTTCTTGCGTGCTTCCTGCACCTTGGGATGTTTGTATCGGGTTGCCATTTTCGTCCACTTGTTGTGTGTTATCTGTGTTGTTAGTTGTTGGTGCGGGTTCGTCGTAGTAATCGTCAAACCCGTCTTCAGTTACAGTTTCTTCACCGAGGCGTTCCAACCACATATTCTTAGTGATAAGCCCGGCTTTATATTCTATGCTTAATGCATCGTCCAACGCTTTACGCGCGTCAGCCAATGTTTTCTTATCTTCCTGTAATACTTCAATGTCATCAAAACAACGCGTTACATAATACTGACTGTTAGGATCCGGGAACAACACGCGCGTAAACTGTTCCATCCTACTGTCTGATTCAGGTATTATTATATCGCGATAAGCGGACTTCATAGCCTGCTTCTTGTTATCAAATGTAGTGTTCTGTGTTTGTGACATTAGTTCACGCGGCCAACCAACGGCATCACATAGGCGATTAATGTCATCATCAATTTCTTCAAACAGTAGTAGATCTTTTGTTGGGTAGCCGATCTGAGTCCAATTAACAGCAGCATCACTTATAATAACTTGATAAGGCTGCCCCGTTAAACCATACTTTGAAAATTCTTTTTGCAGTTGCTGCTTCTGCGTTTCATCCATTGCGATAGGTCCAGCAACATCTTTCGCCGCACTACCAAGCACGCCCATCGCACCACGTCGCGTAATCAGTGTGTTACGACTTTTATATGCAGCTATAATATTGCTGACTTCATGTTCCAGTCCGATCAGACGCGAATCAGGAATGATCAAGTTGATGTCTTTGTCAGTACCAATACCATCGTCAAGTATAAACACCACATTGTTGATGTCAATCTCAATGCGTTGCCCCATCCAATTGAATATGAAATTCTTAAATATGCCTGACAACTGTGTTTGATTCAACCACATGTTTGTGTATCGTATATCAAACAGCCAGGGCGGCAAATTCCATATCGCACTTATTTCGCTATTCATGCCTTCAGGTCGCATGCGTAACACCGGGCAATAACCAAAGATGTCAATATAGATATTCTGCTGTGCAAAAAATTGTCGCTGAGTTTGCAACACATTAGGATTATCCAACACTGCTAACGCTTTCTTCACTTCGGTGCCAACGGCCTTCTTATTGTTGTTGGCATTCATGATCTCAATCTCGCCGGTATTAGTTGCCTTTGCACGTTTACCAACCATCGCTTTCAATGGCGAACATTCACGATAGGCTCTTAAGAAGTCTTGCTCATGGCGCAGATTCATGAAAAAATCTTCACCTATAAGTCTTGATAACTTCTGGTGAAGAAACTCGACGTCCATGCCGCCTTTTTCAATAAGATATTCTATGCTGGTAAGGTTATCCCATTCGTTCATGTACGTATGCGCTTAGAGAGCAATATCCAATTATCAACTGTTGCGATTAACTGCTTGTCGTTTACTGTGACTGGATATTGAAAACGCATGTAGCCTTCTAACACTTCATAACGTTCTAACCAGATCCAGCAACCGGATATAAATATCGGCAGCCATGCAAAGCGTAGGGTTGTGCGGGTTGTGCCGGGTTTTAATGGGGTTTGTGTAGATATGTCGGTTTTTAGCCTCACTGGTCACGTTTTTTAAGCGTATTGTCCACAATATACATAGGATAATATCTATGCGCAAGCCCTATTTTTACGAACAATTCGTACACGTAAGCCACGTTATAACACGTGCTAATTGTACGATATCGTCATACAAATTTGCAGCTACTATAGATATATCTATTTTGTTTGACGCTAGCCGTAGAAATAACTTGATCTATAACACGATCTAATTTGCCGAAGGTATTCGTACAAGTAAGCGCAGTTGTAAGCCGATCTAATTTGTTGAATGTGTTCGTAGAATTAGTTTGATTTATAACGCGATCTATTTTGTTAATGACAATCGTACAAATAACTTGAACAGTAGAACGATCTAATTTATTGAACACATTCGTACAATTACCAACAACAATAGACCGCTCTAATTTGCTTGATCTGTTCGTACAAATAACTTGAATAATAGATCGTACTATTTTGGTTGATCCGTTCATACAAATAAGTCCATCTATATTCTTACCTATTTTGTTTGATCCGTTCGTAGAATTAGATATCTTAATAGATCCGCTTAAATTGTAGAATGATTCGTACAATTTGCGCCAACAATAAGCGCGCTTGCAATGCTGAATGGATCAATACAATGTGCAGTGACAATAGATCGGCTTATCTATACGAATCACTTTTTCTTCATCAGGTTAAATAACACGGCATAGCGTGCAGCATCCCAAATGTGATTAAACGCATCCAGTGGCTCATCTAACCGTATGCCATTAATCTCGCGCCACCTGTACGCACCTTGCTCAGCACGGAAATGTCTAGCCTCTGCGCTACCATCATCCACAATGTGTATGCGATAACCTTTCATCAACGACAAACCGTATATGATAGACCCTTTAAATTTATTGGCCGCATATACTTTCAAGCCTGCGCGACGACATTCCGCAATGTAGCCTAACGCCCCTTGACTTGTTTCAGACGCCTTTTGCTTACCATCCGCACTATCAGCAACACAATAATCTTGCCGCCCAACAATCATATCAATCGCCGTGATATAATCTTCAGGCCGCGGTGTAGGGTTATGGAATTTGCATTGCAGATAAATGTCTTTGCCATCTACACCAACCTTTACGATAGTGGTCGGGCTGTTCGTAAAGCCAATATCGCTACCCCAATAAACACGATTGATTTTAGTTGGAAATTCCTTAACGTACTTAACGTGTTGAAATATTAAACCTTCAGGCGCGCTACGCAATCCTAAGCCAAACACGTTCCATCTATAATCGTCCGCTGTGCCTTCAGCTATATTAGTTGGATGTGGCCTGCGTTCTTCAACTGGCAATTCACGATCAGCTGGGTGTGTAGGTTCATAAGACAATATCTTATTGCGCTCATTAACCGATAAATATGGATTATCTAAAAATGTGGTTTTAATAAACGACACATTCTTACGCAATGCTACTTTGTCGTAAACCCAGTGATCCGTAAACTTAGGATTGTAATCGCCCCACCAAAACTTACGGCACCGCTGTTCAGTATCATCAAACACATTCTTGCTTATATCCAACATCTCGTTGAAGTAAGCATAGTCGCATGAGTTACCAGAGAATACAGATTCGTTTTCCGCGCCAAGCAGGTTGATCTTATTACCAAATAATTTAAATTGTTTTACTTCCTGCCGATCTGCAAACGGTGATGATATACCGTACATTGGAAGTCTACGATTGAAGTCATCGTAAAGAGTTGTTTTAAAGGAATTATAAGTTTCCTTTATAATATTAATTGTGCAGTCAGTCTCAAGTACGCTGCATATATAAATTATAAAGTCCACGCTCGACCATGTTTTAGCCGAGCGTGAACTGCCTTCAAGTAGCGCACCAACTTTACGATCATAATTGTCGTATAGATGTTGCAGATTGGGATTAATTACGTATTCTTGGGCCTCCATGCGTGAGGGTACTACCAGCTAATTAAATTATACCCAAGCATGAATAACCATACCAACCAACGCACCGTCATACCCGTAAAAATTACAAGCAAGGCCAACGCAGCTGTTGAGATCAATGACCAACCGATCTTTTTAATTACCAGCTTTAGCGTAAGTGGCTGCTTTTTTTTCATCTTGAGTATTTCCTCAATCATCGCATCGGCCTTTGCTTGTATTTGTTTTACCTGTTCATCAGTTACAAAATCCTTTCTTTGAAACTGTTCTTTGTTTATGCTTTCCATGTTAGTCTTCCTTCTTTTACAATTACTTCCGGACCTTTTTCAACTACACCTGCGCGTTGCAGCAAGTTCTGATCAGCGATCTTATATCGTTTTCTGACCGGCTCTTTGAACAGCCTGTCATACTCACGCAACACTCGTAACCTATTACGTAACTGACACTCCTCAAATTCCTGCTGTGCTTCAATCACGCTGTTCATACCTGTCGTGTTTATCAGCCAACCACATACCCTTCTTCTTGCGCTCGTCAATCCATCGCTGAGTCTTAATATAATCGCGTACGCCAGCAACTGCTAAATATGTAGCAGCAACAAATGTGAATAAAATTAGAAATTCTAGCATGACTATTTGGGTTTAAATGGGAACAATTTTCCGACCTCTTT